AGCCCTAGGTTACGATATGGGTGAGGGTAACTTTACTGTTCCTACCCCAAACGAATTGTCTGGCAAGGCAGTTCGTGCAAAGGTTACCGTTGTTCCAGGCCAGAATGGCGATGAGAACAATGTTGCAGGTTTCCCTGCAAAACCAACCACCGCACAGCAGACCACAGTGAGCGAGCCAGTCTCAGTCAAGTCTGCGTCGGACATTTGGGTTTCATAACCAAATGGGCAGTCCTGAGACATGACTTAAAACTGTCTCACAAGCCCCCACTGGCGGAGTGTGCTGTTTTCTCCTTTCACACACAGTCAGGTTCGATTCCTGACCGGGGCACGAGTAGATGATGCACAAGATCGAGTGGCTCGATTTTCCCCATTCATGCCTATCTCTACTAAGTAGCGTGTTAGTTAGTTTATAACCTTAAGGGACTGACGAAGCACGTTACGATTGACCATTAGCTCAATCGGCAGAGCAGAGAGCTGTTAACTCTAAGGTTTCAGGTTCGAGTCCTGAATGGTCAGCAAACAGCATTGGCCTGCTCTCCATGACCGCTAGGTATGTGGCGATTACGCTTTGCTGGTCTTATCACCCATTGCCGAGGCAGGTGGTAAGACCGCCGTTAGACGCGTGAGAAATCTACCGTTTTACTAGGTTGCGGATATTAAACCTAGTCTAGGGTTCTAAGTGTTACGGTAGCACAATGGTCTCCAACACCATTAGCGAAGGTTCGACTCCTTCAGAATCTGCTGAGTACCTATAACTGCGGTTCGTAATTGTTCAGCACCTCGAAAGAGCATAAGTTATAGGACTCTTGCCACCTTAGCTCCAATGGTAGAGCGCCGCCTTTGTAACGCGGATGTTATCGGTTCGAGTCCGATAGGTGGCTCGGAGAGATACTAATAATGAAGGAGGATATATGAAGACCAGCGACTTTCTAAGCGCTATTTATGGAGATGCCAAAGGTCTGGCAACCATCGTCACACGAGGTGCAAGCGGTGAACTAACAGAGCAACAGTTCTACAACTACCCTGACCAGCGTGATGCTATGGTAAGCCACGTCATTCAGCACCAGTCTGAAGACGTTTACTTTTCACCTATCCTATTCAATGCACCACGTCGCATCAAAGAGAACGCAAAGACCGTTCACGTCATTTATGCCGATGCTGACTTCTGTGCACCAGAAAACTTCCTCGTAGAACCATCTATCTCTGTGCAAACTTCCGAAGGTCGTTGGCACACTTACTGGATGCTGGACTCCGAGGTTGACCCACAGGTTGCAGCACTCCTATCCAAAAAGATTGCATATGCACACTCGCACCAAGGTTGCGACAAGTCTGGATGGAATACCACAAAACTACTCCGTATTCCTAACACGATGAATCGCAAGCAGGGAGTAGATTACGCTATCACAGCAACAACGTCTGGCGCAATCTACTCCCTCGACGACCTGCTACTTCACTATGAAGACGTAGAAGTCGAGCCTATTCGTGAGTTGTCGCTAGAGCCACTACCTGAGCAATGGCCATCTGTTATGGATGTTATGGCTAAGATTCAGAGCAATCCAGAGATTATCGGATTGTACATGGACCAGCCATCGCTTAGTGCAGACCTGTCTGTGCTTCTTTGGAAACTTGAGATGCTGCTTTTCAAGCAGGGCCTCACACCTGAAGAAGTCTTTGTAATCGCTCGTAATGCCAAGTGCAACAAATACCACTCACCTATGCGCCCAAAGCGCCTAGACGCAGATGGTGACCTGTGGCGTGAGGTTCAGCGAGCAGCTGCATCTTATGGTCAGGAGCCAGCCGGAACTTCACTTGTTCCGATTGACCTGACCGACATTACTCCTACCGAAACATTCACTAAGCCAAAGTTCCTAACGGACTCTGAACGCCTAACAGTGTTAGAGCACAGAAACTTTATCGACGAATATCGAGACTGGGCTATGTCGAAGACCGATGGTGCGATTGCGTACCAGAACGCTTCAGCATGGACTCTACTATCTTGTGTGTTCTCAGATATTGGCTATGCTGTGCCTAAGTTCGGTAAGATGGGCTTGAACCTCTGGTTCATGGTCCTTGGTGAAACAACTCTGACTCGTAAGTCAACCTCTAGAAACCTCATGCTTCGTGCTGTGCGCCAGTATGAGAAGTTCTCTGGATACCAGATTGACATTGGTTCAGATGCAACACCAGAAGGCTTGACCGCAATCCTCGGAGAGCGTGACAAGCAGACATCACTCCTTCATCGAGATGAAGTCCAGGGTATGTTTAAGGACTTTATCAACAAGACCTATATGGCATCAGCAGCTGAACGCTTTACTGAGTTGTATGACGGTCACGTTCCTGTGACGATTCGTTCGTCAAAGGGCAAGACACAGACGGAGCGAGCCGAAACTAACTTCATTATGTATCTAATGGGTATCACCAGCAAGACTGCTGACGTGCTAACCACTGAATACTTCCGAAGCGGTTTCTTGGCACGTTTCATTTATGTTACAGCACCTACTCCACCACGCACCAAGGAATCAGAAGATATCCAACAGGCTGACGAGTACGAGGTAGTTGTTCGTGACGAAGTTCTTGAGAAGATGATGAAGGACTTGTCAGATAGCGTTATGTTCTGGCAGAAGAAGGGTGGGCCGAGTCCTCGACCTGTTCGACTAAGCCAGCGAGCGCTAGAGCGTTTCAATCAGTACAAATGGGAAATGGGTAACTGGGCCGAAAATCATCCTGAAAAGGAATCTATCGAGCCATCACGCCAGCGTCTATCACTGTCTGTTTGGAAGTGTGCAGTTCTACTTGCTATGTTCGAGAAGTCAGAAGAGGTACAGGAGCGTCACTTGCTGACAGCTATCATGTACTCTGAAGACTGGTTCTGGAACCTAGTTCAGATGGCTGGAGCAATCTCAGCGTCTGAATGGCAACGTGACGTTGACCGTCTTGAAGCGTTTATCGTGGAGAAGGGTGGTCGTGTTCGTTACGAGGAGTGCTACAAGAAGTTCAGCAACAAGCGTAAGCGTGAGTTTGATGAGATGGTGGAAGCACTTAACTCTCAGGCTCGTGTGCACGAAGTAACAGAAAATCAGAAGCGTTATTTGGAGGTGGTTTCAAATGGATAGAGCACAGGAAATGCGTGTTGCTCAGGCTCTAAATGAAGCCATCTGGCTTCGAGACAACATTGCCTCGCTGGAGAAGTCAGAGATTATTGAAGCGATTATTCGCATTGGTAAACTTGAGATATTCTCCAGCAGGCAGTTGTCTGCAATTACAAACGGTGCAATCCAGCACTCAACAATTAGTAAACTGATTGGCAAAAACAACAAGACAGGAGGCAAACTCAATGTTGGAACTCTTGACATTCTCCGTACTATCCTTATTAGTAGGGCTGATTCTTCTACTGACTTCAGGCTTATCGCTGACGCAGTTGGGCAAGGAACATCTCAAGGCATGGTGGAAAAACTTACTGGCGTTAATCAAGGCACTATTAGCAAGAAAATAAAGGAGATGAGATGAACTTTGATGAATGGATTGAAATAGGCATCAAGAACAACTGGGCTGGGCCTCCTGTGTGCTACACACATGATGGACTACCGACAACTCGTGAAGAGGATGACGAATGGGAAGATGGCGAGCCATGTATCCACATCGCTAGACTTTACGAAAACCTCGACACTAAACTTGGTGTTGAAGAGAATCACTCACCAAGCGTATGGAGGAATCAATGGCTGACCTAAAGAGTCGCAAAGCAAAGTTCGATGAAGTAAAATTCAATAAGGAAGCACTTGACTTTCATGCTAACCGATACGAAAACGGTTCGGTTGATGCACTTGCAAAGCAGTGTCACCAATGGAAGATGATTCACGAATTCAAGCAGAGTATGAAAACTCCGTATGAAATATTCACAGAGGAGGCAAAAGCAAATGGCATTAGTATTGAGTCTTGACCCCGGTGGCACTACAGGCTATATGCTGGCATCAGTTGATGGCGATGCCCCAATATATATTGGCAGAAGCGGTCAGATTAAGAATGGCTTAAAAGGCTTTCTTGACTTTCACTGGGACAACCTAGAGCACCTGAAGATTGACAAGATTGTCTGTGAGTCGTTCACTCTTCGTGAGGGAATCTACGGTGCAGACCTATCCCCAGTGTACATCATTGGCGCTCTAGAGGCACTGTATCCGACTACCGAGATTATCTATCAAGAGCCTAAGTTGAAGCCACTGTGCGACGACGAGAGGCTAAAGAAGCTAGGTTTACACGAGCCTGGTAAGCCACACCGCAACGATGCTATCAGGCACGCTGTGATTTACCTACGCAACAACAAACATATGCCAACTCTCGTAGCTGGATGGAAGGAGTAATATGAAGATTCTATTTCTAGACCTAGAAACAAGCCCAAATCTGGCTTATGTCTGGGGGCTATGGCAACAGAATGTCGCAATTACTCAGATGGTTGACTCAACAGAAGTTATCTGTTTTGGTGCGCGTTGGGCCGGAACTAAAAAGGTAATCTTCAAGTCTATCCACCACGACGGCAAGAAAGGTATGCTAGATGAACTTCACGCTCTTATGGAAGAAGCCGATGTCCTTGTTGGATGGAACTCTCAAGCGTTCGACTCAAAGCACATTAAGCGAGAGTTCGTTGAGAACGGATACCTACCGCCATCACCTTACAAAGAACTCGACCTCATGCGAGTCGTCAAGTCCCAGTTCAAGTTCCCATCAAACAAACTAGATTATGTTTCACAGAAGCTAGGTGTGGGAGCTAAGGTTAAGCACTCAGGTTTCGAGTTGTGGACTCAGTGCATGGCTGGAGACAAGAAGGCATGGAAGGAAATGAAGGAATATCAGATTCAGGATGTAAACCTGCTGATTGACCTTTATGAAATTCTAAAGCCTTGGATTAAGAACCACCCACACGCAGGTCTACACGAGGGTGTCGAAGGTGGTTGCACCAACTGTGCATCTACCAACCTTGAGAAGCGTGGTGTTACTCGCACTGTAAGCCACACCTATCAACGGTTCCAGTGTCGAGACTGTGGCAAGTGGATGAGAGGTAATGAGTCAATTGAAAAGACTAATTACCGTTCTATCTAGTCTGTTCAAAAAGAAAAAAGTAGTATTAGAAGTTGTCCCAGTACGCAAGCCTAACGGCTTGTTTACTGGGCACTCTGATACTCACTTGATTTTCTACACAGACATAATCTACGATGAAGATTCAGGCGTTGAGCTAACGATTCAATACATCTGTGCTTGTGGCAATCCTGTATATAGAATCACAGACGACTTCGGCTTTGGCTGTGAGCATTGTGATTCAGTGTGCGGTCTTGATACACCAGAGACACCATGCGACAGATGTAGGGAATTGTTCTCAGTCGATTTCGAGGAGGAATAATGCCAGTTTACGAATACAAGTGTGAGCCATGCGACACTCGATACACAGAGAGTCGAGGAATCACCGAGGAGCAGAAGTTGGTAAACTGCCCCACCTGTGATACAATACTAAAGCGAGTGTTCAACGCACCAGTAGTCACCTTCAATGGCTCTGGATTTTATGCAACAGACAAGAAGGGAAAATAATGCCATATTATATTTCAAATACACAAAAAGGCTGCAAAGGTCGCTGGGCTGTAATTAGTTCAGATAAACACATTCATGGTTGCCATTCAAATAAGCAGTCAGCAATTGCACAGATGGTTGCAATCTCAATGGCTGAGAAAATGGAGCCAGGCGGTACTTGGCCAGCTGACAAGAAGAAGAACTAATGCAAGGATTCGATTTAGCAGATACACTTGTACATATAAATTACAAGTCTGGCAATATCGTATCGGCAATTGGTTCAGCTGAGATTCTTTATCGCCCAAAAGGTGATTTTGTAATCATAACAGCACAACAAGATTCGCCAGAAATACATCGTGCAATCAGTGAAATGGTTTCAGTTAATTTCCCAAACTGCACACGAGTTCATTTTGTTTCTGGTGGAGAATCTGATATCATAAAGAAGAAGGCAGCGCTTATTAAGAGCCTTGGTCTTACTGATTTTACTGATAATAACAGGGCAATTCTTGCTGGAATTAAAGAGCTAAACACTGGAGCAAAACTATGGGTAATGACTGGAAGCGGTCGTAAACCATACTAGCAATAAGGAGGAACTATGAAAGTAAAAATTAAGGGTAATATCCCTGTCTACGGCAAGCCAGGAGATGCAGGTGCAGACCTTATCACAACCGAGTCTCTGCACTTGCGCTCCGGCGCACGAGCAATCGCACCGACTGGCACATGGATTGAGATTCCAGAGGGCTATGTAGGTTTGATTCATCCTCGCTCAGGCTTGGCTATGAATCATGGCTTGACTGTGACTAATGCGCCAGGCACGATTGACGCTGGCTTCAGAGGTGAGATTAAGGTTCTGTTGATTAATCATGGAAGCCACTCGCTACAGCTGGAACCAGGTCAGCGCATTGCACAGCTAGTGATTCAGAAGTTCGAGACAGCAGAGTTTGAACTTGTTGATGAGCTATCTGATACTCAGCGAGGTGAGACTGGTTTTGGGTCAACAGGGAGCTGAACAGGTAAACCATCCAAAACATTACACCACTGACCCTAGTGGTGTAGAGTGTATCCAGATTACTAGACACCGTAATTTTAATATCGGCAATGCTATCAAGTACATCTGGCGAGCAGGTATCAAGGATGACAAGAAGCAGATAGAGGATTTGCGTAAAGCAATCTGGTATCTAAACGATGAGATTATTAGATTGGAGATGGAAAATGACAGAGATTAAGTTTCGCTCCGATATGACAGTCGAGTTGATTGACTCTATGGGAACAGATAAGTCTGTGGTTCGTGCTGCTCGTGTATCGAGTGGCAGTGCCTCAGATGGTTCCGATGGAGATGCTGGGTTGATTAACTATCTAATGCGCGACCGTCATGGTTCACCGTTTGAGCACAATGCTTTTACGTTTCGTATCGAAGCACCTATCTTCGTATTTAGAGAGTTCATGCGTCACCGCATTGCCAGCTACAACGAAGAGTCAGGGC